GTGAATGTGCCCCAAGAAACGCTGATGCGCTGGCAGGAGATCGTCGGGCAAGCCATGGCCTGCATCCGGGGCGAGACGCCGGAGGACTGTGCACCCGGCGAGGCCGAGGACGACACCTACACAAAATTGCGTGAGGTCGAAGCCGAGATTTCGACCGCCCTCAAACTGTAGAGAAACCCCGCCATGGGAATGGATAGCGGCGATCTGAGGATGCAGCAGCCCCGCGACCCATGCGTTGATGCCTATGCTGCGGGGTATATCGCAGGGCTGCATGGTGTAGACCCGCGTCTGTGTCCGTTCGATAAAATGACCGCCGAGTGGCGCGCATGGAACGACGGGCAACATCGCGGCGTCACAGTTCACGACGAGAACTCAAAATCTGAGAAGGATTAGCCCCGCCATGACCGCACTAGGCCAGAACGAGATTGAAATGCTGCGCGCCATAAAGGCGACCCACGGCGGGTGGCGCCCCTGGAACGGCTTCGCCGGTCGGGCGGAGCGGATGGCCAAGGATGGCCTGATTATCAAAGCGGGCATTACAGCGATGCCGCCACACGTCTGCTACGTCATCACAGAGGCCGGCGAAAAAGTGCTGGCCGAATTGGAGCATTAGGCCGCTCGGCACAGCCCTAATAACGCGCCACGGTTGATCTCCTTCAGACCGCAATGCTAGGTTCTATCCCATTCTTGGGGAGGCACTATGGCGATCACAAGCGCGCGACGCGAATATCTGGATGGGCTACGCGGGTTCGCGTCCCTCGTGGTACTGATCGGTCACCTGATTTTGGCGGTGATGCCGTCGGTAATCACGTTCAATCCCAACGACACGCATACCCGGTTTGATCCGACGATTGGCGGCCTGCCGATAGCCTTCCTATGGAACGGCAACGGCGCGGTCTGCGTGTTCTTTGTGCTCAGTGGCTTCGTGCTTTCCGACCTGTTTCATAGGTCGTCGCTCGATGTGCCGGCACAGGTAGTCAGGCGCTATGTCCGCTTGGCGCTGCCGATGCTGCTCACTGGCCTGCTGCCATACCTCCTGATGCGCACGTCCGCCCTTCCCGGATATGACGTCACCCAGGTCACGCACAGCGGATGGCTGGGTAGCTGGTATCACTTCGGACCGTCTGGGCGGGAAATGGTTTCGGAGATGCTCGCTGGAGCATTCGTATCTGGCAAATCGCTTTACAACTCGAACCTGTGGACAATGCGGGTTGAACTCATCGGATCGATCGCGGTCTTTGTCATCTCGGCACTGAGCTCCAACCGCGCCGCACGGGTCGCGTGCTTCATGTTCTATATCTGGCTCTACCCGTACGATTACTCGCCCCTGTTCGCGGTCGGCGCCATTATGCGGGAGTGCGAGGCGGCGTTCGTAGCCCAGCAGAACAGGACGGCGGCGTTGCCGATCGTCGTCTTCATGTTAGGCGCGTTCCTGTGCGGCGTGCCATCAACCAGCACGGCGGTGCCGTGGTTCGACTGGCTGCCATACATCGGCAAATGGGACACGGCGAGATTTTGGCACGAGCTTGGCGCCATCCTCGTCGTCGCCTCGCTGCTCATGTCGAGGGGGTTGCAGGATATGCTGGCGACGCGCCCACTGCTCTGGCTCGGCCGCATTTCCTTCACGCTCTACCTGATCCATCTGCCGATCGTCTGCGCCATGGTCCCGGCGATCGTTATCGCGCTGCGGGAGTATTCCTATGGGCTCGCCGGCGGCGCCGCGGCCTTGGCAGCGGCGGCTGTAAGCCTCGGGCTAGCGACCGTTCTGACGCCCTACGTAGACCGATGGCCAACGAGGCTTTCGCAGAAGGTCGGAGACGCGGTGATGTGGCTTGAGCGGCAGGCTGTGGACTTATCACATCAGCGCGGCGGGTACTCACCGTTTATGTCGCGCTGAACGAAGCCATGTCCGTGCCGTAGATCGCGAACGTCCTGTTCAACATTTGAGATGCGCTGCTCGGTGACGGCCATCTTCACGAGCACCTCTCCGACTTTCCGGATCTCGATCTTCATGTCGGTGATGTCGGTCTTCATGTTGAAAACGGTGTTCTTCAGCGAGGCGAGCACCGTGACGCCTCCGACGACTATTACCGAAATCTCGATGATATTGCCGACGGTTATTGTCGCATCGACAATCATTTGGAACCCCATGGATTCTGGCGGCATCGTGTGGTTCCATTGCATCCAGCGGCCATAGGCCCCCCTTGGTCTGTGGTCGTAGGGCTGGCGGACTGTCTCACCAGGACGCCGGCCCGCTGCTAACGCTTCAGAATGCGAGCGACATTTTCGACGCCGCGTTTGCCGAAATAGAAGGCCATGACCATGGCCGCCCAGCCCACTGCATCACCTGTCAACGCATCGGTGTTGAAGATGTTGCGAGTGTACCCCGCTAGGCTCCCGATGATCTTGTCCCACACTACGATCTTGCCGAAATAAAGAACGATGATGTACGCGAACAGTTTTTCAGGTTCCCAAGGATGGCCGATTTGCGCCGTCTTGAGCTTCGCCTGAACGTCAATCTCAGACTGCTGGACTGCCAACTCCCGAGCGAGCAAATCTGCCGTGTGGGAATCCTTGCTGTTCTCGGCGTCAAGCTTGACCTTGTAGGCATCCACGGCTGCCTTGGCGAACGGGCCGCCGAGAAGGTCACCGAGCCATTTAAGTATGAGGCCGGCCACTTTTCCCGGCCCCAGAAACGAAGAAGCCCGGCACTATGGCCGGGCTTTCTGTTGAGCGATGATTGCAGCGGTCACCCATAGCTCTGCGGAAAGAACTGCCCCAGCAGACTGCCGACGAGCACCACCAGCAGAAGCGCGAACAACAGCCCGATCCATCCGGCAATCGCTTCGCCCGCCGTCGGCACTTGCCGGACGATGCGGAGATTGTTGAAGCGGGCGCTCATAGCCCCGCGACCCGCGCATTCGGATTGACGATGGTGTAGCCCGCGATCGAACGGACATGCCGGCGGGTCTTGCCCCCGCCTGAATTGCCGTCATGCACCAGCCACAGCCGGCCCTCGACGTGGGCGATCAGCACGAAGACATGGCCGGACCGGGCCGCCGCCATGCCAGGCGCCGGCGCAGCTCGAGGAAATACCCGCCGCCAGTTGGCCGCCAGGTTGAGCTTGGGAATGATCCGGCCGAAGACGTAGAGGGACGCCTCACAGCCACAGAAGCGGTGCGGACACCCGGCCGGACGGCCGCTGAGGATTTCCCCGGCTCCGTTGCCGTTGGCATCGGTCACGCGGGCGGTGCGGCGGTCAGCGACAGGCGCGGCGGCATTCGGACAGGCCTCGCGCCCCGGCGCGGTCGAGAAGCACTGTGCGGCCACGGCATGGGCAATACGGGCCTTGCGAGGCTTGGCGTCTGCGGACGGGATTGCGAGCGCAAAGGCGCACGCCATCGCGACCGCGGCGATGAACCGCGTCATGGTGGAGTCTCCGGGTTGTGGGCGGGAGGTTTGTGGCGACCGGGCTACCGATCGTCGGGGCGGGCCGGGGTGCCGGTCAGGCCTTGGAGTCGATCTTGCTTTCCATCCGCTCGAGACGCTGCTCGACCTTTCCGAATTGGTCGCGGATGTCGGCGCCGTAGCCCTTCATGGCCTCATAGAACGAGTCCCGGCGCATGAAGGTGTCCCGGTTGAAAAGCTCGACTTCGGTGATCTTTTGCCGCAGCGCGGCGGCGATCTCGCCAGTGTTCAGTCTAAGCGAATGCAATTCGCCATCGAACTTTTCCCGGTGCGTGGCGATCTCGTCGCGGACCGTTTCCCGGATTTTGCTGACGAACCAGGTGAGGCCGACGACGGCGACGAGGATATTAAGCGTTAACCCTGCCAGGGCGATGTATTCTGACAGGGCCATTATCGTTCCCTTCCCCATGGCGCGCGGCCTCCGGGCATGGTTCCATTGTCGATAGCCGTCATCAGCATCCCCCAAAAGTGTGCTGGTGGTGGTCAGGCACGGGCGGACGTTCGTCGCGCTCGCTCGTGCCGCTTGCTTTACGCGCTACTGAAGTTCGACTTCGGCCAAGGCGGACATGAGTTCGCGCGACGGGACGTACTCGATCAGTATCTCGCCATCGCCCTTCAGATCGTGAAAGTGATCCTTAAAGATCTCGACTTCGCGCTCGAGCGCCTCGTCGAGCGGCCTTGTCCGTTTCCCAATTTTGTTGAGGTGACACCGCCGGTCGATAATCTCTCTGAGAAATGACCAGTCAGCGCGAAGGCGCAGCACCTTGGTTTCCGCCGCCATTACCGTTTGCCTCCGAGAGCCTTGATGATGCCGCCGAGGATCCCGGTCACCGGTTCGCCGGCCGCCGCCGCCGTGGTGCGCTTCGTCGTGTCCGTCGCGACGTAGCCATTGAGCGCGGCCGAGATTGCGACCCAGCTCACCAAAGTGCCCATGGCGGCAATGATGGCGGTCAGCGCGTCCGCCTTCCCGCTCGAGATCATGAGCCACATGCCGAAGCAGACGAACGGCAGCGGCGCCAGCAGCCACAGCATCGTCACGTAGCCGATGAGATGCCGCCAGTGCCACCACGACACGCCGGCGGCGAGCTCTGCCTGCATCGTCGTGTTGATCGCCTGCCCTTGCTGGGCGTTGGCATTGGCAATCGCCGCAGTGGTGCGCGCCCATTCCGCTTCCGTCTCGGCGAGTTTCTTCTGCACCTCGGGATCAGTCGAGAGCGCGGCACTCACCGCCGCCGGCGTCGCCGGCACGCCGAGCGCGTCGGCGATGACTTTGCCGGCCGTGCCGCCGAGCGGGCCGAGCAATGCCGTGCCGAGGCTCGGCAGGCCGAGCGAGAGAAGGGTCTTTCCGAGATCACCCCAGTTCATGACTTGCTTCCTTTGAAGGCGCCGATGATGGCGGTGATGAGTTTGGCGATGAGTTCGAAGGCCGAGGCCGCTTGCGGTGGGTCGATGCCGGCCGGCGCGGGCGGAACAGGCTGGGGCGTGATCGGCGGCACCTGGGACGGCGCTGCCGGCGTGGGCATAGCGACTGGCGCGTGCAGGCCCCGTTCAAACAGCGCAGCTTCTGCATCGCGCCGGTCGCGCAAACCGCGACTATCGGGCCACAACCGTTTCATGGCGCGCAGTTCGTCCGGGATCTTGGCGAATTCCTTGGCCGCCATGTGCGCCTTGATGGCGCGCATTTCGATGTAGCGGTCGCCCTGGGCCGCGAAAGACGCGCCGCGATTGAAGGTCAACGACGTCAGAACACCGAAACAATCGGCTGAAAGGAATTCGGTATTCGGCAGCGCCTTGGCGACCTTGGCCTCCCATCGCGGGAGAACGCATTCCTTGTGAACCGCGAGCGCAACCTCCCAGGGGATATCGATGTCGTTGCGGATCGCTGCCGTGGCCGCCTTGCCGGCCGCGCCGGTCTTGCCGCTGGCCGCGACCATCAAGTCGAGCATCGATGTCGGAACGCGGCCGAACCAATCGGCATGGATCGTCGCCTTATCGGTCTGGCCGAGGTCATAGCCGATGCCGACGGTTGGCCCGGACTGCTCACCGGGCCATTCCGGCCGGCGGTACTTGGCCTGATAGACCGCTTGGCTGGAAACCTCCCAGCCCACGATCTTGTCGAAGGCGGCTTGCGAGCTGCGCATCTGCGCTCCTGCTGTTTTTATCCCTGCCCTTAGGCAAAGAAAAAGCCGCCGGGAGGCGGCGTAAAAACCAGCAATTCACAGGCTAAGGGATTCCAGAGATTCACAGTTTCCGTCCGGATATCGCGTGCCAATAACCAGGTTCACACGGCAGGATTGAGGGTGCTATATTCCGTCCCGGCCCTTCTGGCGTGAAATCCGGTTGCGGCCTAAGCGAAGATAGGAATCCACCCGGCGTAGGTGGCGTGCTACCAGAGCACGCTCCCTATGTTGGGCGGCCCGCCGAATAAAACACCCTTCGGGGAATAAGCGGGGTCGGCATCCTATCTTCGCCGAATTTCACCCGCCCGGCACCAGCCGGGCCGGCGCGAAGATAGGGCCCGCAAATGCTTCACAATCGACTGCCGCAATGGCATGGCGCCGTCGCCATAGCCGTCTGCGCAATTGCGCTGCTCATGGCTGCCGCGGCCTCGATCATGCCAGCCCGGCCGGTCTGCGATGCAGTGCTTCCGCTCGTTACCGATTGCGCCCCGAGCGGTAGCGCGACCACATCAAAGCGCATTATCGACCGTGCCGACTTCTGGCACGCGCCATGAACAAGCTAATCGGCTTCCTTCGCCGCCTAAGTTTCGGCGCGCACGAATGGCAACCTTTCGCGCCGGCCCCGCTGGTCACTTATCGGGATACAGCCGGCAGCATTCTCACCGGCGGAATTTTAATGAGACGTCGCGGCACCGATCGCAAGTGGCAGTACCGCAATGCCACGGACGAAGAGTCCTCCCTCTACGTCGCCGATTCGGTTGCCTAAACCGCCCAGCCCGTCGATCCGGTCGGCGCCGCATTAAGGGCTGGCGAGCCGGCAACAGTGCCGGGCCAACTTGCCGACGTGCCGCCGAACGAAATCAGACCACCGGGACCGACGATCCAATTCTGAGCGCCGGATGCGATCGATCCGGAATGGGTGATCGTACCGCCAATGGTAACAACGCCGCCGGCGATGGCGCGCAGCAACGCCGTGATTGTTGGCGTGCCGCTGTAGGTGATCGTGATATTGCCCGCGATGTTGATGGCACCGGGCGACGGCGCGTGAAACAGATAGTTCATGGGACCAAACACGGTGAAGCTGTTGTTGATGTTGATGGTCGCACCTGCGCCATCCATCGAAATACCAGAGTTCGATCCCGTCAACGCACCGATGCCGCAACCGGTGAGAACGTCGAGCACGCTGAACTGATGCATCTGAATGCTGGCGAACTTGATGTTTGTTACTTCATGCACAGCACCATCGCCGATAATCGTCACACCCTGAAAGACCGCGCCGAGCGCGCTGGCGCCTTCCCAGAAGATGACGGTCGCGCCGCTCGGATTGGCGTTGAGCTGTAGCGTTCCCGGGTAATTGCCATCGGCGAGATGGATTGTCGGAAACGAGCCGCCGGCCTCGATCTCCTGATAGAGCGCCGCCATCGCCGCCTGACGGGTCGCAAAGGCGCGCGCGCCGGTGTCGAGGCCATCGGCAACCGCCGGATCGTCGCTGCCGTTTGCCGGATCGACATAAAGGTCCGGGCTCAGATTAAGCCACTTCGGCACTTCTCCCATGTAGACGGTCGTTCCGTCACAGAAGAGATCGACATGCATGCCGGGATATAACCGACGCTTGTCGCTCCCGTTGACGACACATCGCCCTGTCGAGTTGCTGGTATTGACGACGCGGCAGCGCCACTTCGGCACTGTGATTGATCCGACCGTGACGGCGTAGACGCCGGAGCCGCCGAGAAAGACGATATTGTTGTGATGATCGTCGGTCAGTGTCACAGCACCGGTGACTGCGGTATTGCCGATCTGAATCTCAGCGCCCCAATCTCGGATAGCTGATTTCTCGGGCTCCCATACGGGCGACCCAGAATCACCATCGATCGTGAAGTCACGCCAAATTTCTGCTGCGTCAGCCATGGCCGAGCACCTTTTCGTTGCTGGTGATGTTTTGGAGTTGAACGACGGCGCTCGCGCGCGCGGGCAACAAGTGAAACCCTTAGACTTGTTTCAGCGAGCCGTTGTACAAGAACATGCCCTTAGCGATGTCGCCGGTATAAACAATGTTCGTGCCGTCCATGATGTAGACCTCGCAGTAGAGTGAGGTAATCGCCGGAATGCGGCCGACGATAGAAATTTCTGTCCAGCCGATGCCGAGCGCGGTCGCTTGGGCCGAGACGAACACACCGGTTCCGCTTACAGCGCTGCTGAAGGCAGCCGTCGTCGATAAATTATATCGTGATTGGAAAAGATTGGCGCCACCATCACCAACTCGCAACAGTATTATAGATCGCGACTTCCCCTTGACGTCTATCTTGAATTCGTAGTCCACACCGGCGGTAACCGTGACAACCTGTCTGACAAGATGGTTAGCAGTCGCGGTGGTCTCTACCAATTGAGTGGCTTTTGTTCCTCCGCTCGGATCGAGGGCGCTCGTATAGTTCGCCGTCAATCCTGATTTAGTCCAAACGGAATTTGTTAGATCAGTTGGAAACAACAAAAGCTGTGGTGAATTGCTAGCGATTGAGATAATCGCAGAGTCGGACCATGCCGAAGCGCTTCCGAGAAACCCGATGGATGCTACCTGAACTTCATAGTCAGCCCATTGCCGAACCGGAACGATACTGAATTCGATAGTTGCGCCAGCGTCGGTTGGATTGTTAATTTCAACAACTTGCCAACTGCCAGGCGAGCCGGAGCCGGCGTCAACCAGTCGCCAGCGCGCCCGGTAATTAAGGCCCGGATAGTTGGGGTCATCGAACACCATCGATAGAAAATAGCCGTTCGTTTCGTCTCCACCGATCGTGCCGTCCAGGTTTTGCGGCTTTGGCGGGCCGCTCGGAACATTGCGGGTGGCAAGGGTTGGCTCGTAATCTTCCTCGCTCGGGTCCCACCCGTCGATCGTGGTTGGATCGACAATGGTCCAGTTGAAAGTGATGCGAGCCGATTCGAGATCGATCTCGCCAGTATCGATTTCGACGATGGCGTTGGTTAGATCGCTGAGGCGGTCGTCGGTGATACGCACCCAGCGCTCGCCGAGCGCTTCGATCCCCGCCAGTGTCGTGACAAGCGTCCCACGCCGCGGCGCATTGGCTTTCGCCATCTTACGCTTCATCAAACGCCGGCCTTGACTGTGCGACTGTACCCAGGACAGAGCCTCGGCATGTGAGCGAGTCACGCCGCGCTGAGATATGTCAAGTTCATCGCGCCATGGCACACCGGGCATTTCGCGATAGCCGTTGTCCGGACTGGTGAAGGTCCATGTGATCTCGTTGACGACATTCTCATCTTGCGTGCCGTGGTCGATCGAGAAGCCAACGATGATATCCTTCTCGAGCGTCACGGTCGGAGACCGATAGACACCGATGCGGATCTTCAAAGCGCCATTGCCATCCTGAGACAACCAACCGTCACAAGTCGCCAGCATCATCGCGAGAACGGCGGCAGGTTCATTGTCGAAGCTGTAGAAGCCCGCCGAAGTATAGCGCTTTTCATACGAGCCATCGTCGCGCTGCACGAGCGCGTCGCAAAGATTGGCTTCGTTCATTAGGTCTGTGAGATTGGGAGTAACGATATCGTCCCAGTCGTAACCCATGCCGCCATCGGCGCGGGTCAGGAAATCGATGATTTGCAGAATGGGGTTGGTCGACGATTGCCACGTATTGACGTTGCCGCGCGACTGCGAACCGTCACGCGGATCGAAGATCGGCGTAAAGTCGCCGACGATCGATGGCTCCGGCTTACCGTGCGGATAATTATTGGAAAAATCCTCCGACTTCACAGCCTGACAAATCAGGCACAGCGAGGCAATGCCGTCGCCGCGGTGCGCTTCGGTCCAGATGTTCGGCAGCCGCGACGTTGCGCCGAGATGAGCCGTCTCGATATCAAGGCCGAGCCGATAGCTGATAGCGATGCCGCTGGCGTATCGTCCATCTGAGGCAACCGCCCCCGTAATGGTTCCGTCCGGCTGCACAGATGCCAGATCATCATGCAGATACAATTGGAGGAAGGTCTGCATCTTGCCGGAATGAAACGCGATGACATCGACCGAGGTGCCATCGACCGCTTCGAACAGTACGTAGCAACCTGCCACGCGGGTGCGACCGTAAGCGCGAAGTCGCGGCGGCACGGCTTGCCGAATTGGAACGGTCCCGGAGGCCTGGTTCGGAAGGTCGTTGAGCGTCGGTTGCTTCGGCCGTAGCGCATAGTTCAAGCCGATGCTACCGGCGATGAGGGCCGCTGAACCAACCGCGCTCGCCGTCGCGGCCGAGACCACAAACGAGGCCGCCCCGATTTCGGCGAGCGCCAGCGGTCCAGCCGTCAGGACCGCGCCACCTGCCAGCTCGATCAGCGCCACGCCGACTGCGACGGGCACGCTAGATCCCCCACGCTACGACAGGGACGGCCGGAACAACGACCAGTCCCTGTTCGGTTCGCCGCGCCCATGCACCCTCTGTCATGATCGCTCCCGCCAACAGTCGCCGCCCACCAGGAGCCGGCGTCCACAACAACCCGACATCGCCGAGCACTGGTGATGCTGTTCGTTTGATGCCGTGGCGGGAGAGCAACCGATCGAAGGCGGGTACGGCTTCCGACAAATCCGACATCAGCCGCATTTGTTCGTGCGCGGATTTGCAGAACGTCCGCGCCACATTGCCAAAATCGATCCCGGTTTCAATCGACAACCAGTCGGCAAAGAACGTCATGCAGTTCGAGTGTCGCACATCCCACGGCTGCCGCGGCGCCTCCGACAGGAACACAGCCAAACGTTCCGAACGCGTTGCGGGCCGCAGATCGGATGAGGCCATCGTCAAGGCCATTTTTTGCCGACACTATTCTGATAGAGCGGCGTGCGCTCGCAAAAGATATCGCCCGGGCTACGCGCCTGCTGATCCGGGTCGGTGAAGTAGCTGTAAGGCGAACGGCGGCGATTGGTCATCAGCGAGCCGACCGATAGCTCGACCGTGCGGGTCTGAATGCCGCCGTTCGAGTCGAGCGAGACAGTCAGATAATCCGCCTCCCCGCGCCAAAGCTGCACGCCAGGCCCAAGGCATTGCCAATCTGCATCAAACCCGATCAGCATCAAGCGCACGTCCTGACCGCGTACCCCAACCGCTTCGCCGTTGGCGATCTGCAATACGCGCTCGCTGATGCCCGACATGCTGAACACCACACGTTCCGCCTTGCCGTTGATGAGCTGCGAGACGGACGGCACCTTCGTCAGTTCGCCCATGCCGTAGTAACGGCCGTCAGCCTGGGCCACGGGATCGTAGAAATTTCCCTCGCCGATGCCGGCCCAGAAGCGGCCGACCGGATCGCCCGCAAGGCGGAACAGAATTCCGATGCGCGGGCGGTCTTTCGCAAGCTCGGCGCGGAGTGCTGAGGGGAGGTTCATGGGCTAGACGACAAACGTCTCAACGAAAGACACGCTCGGGAAGGACCATAGTCCATACTGCATCGACAGCTTCATTTGATCTGGCGACACCAGCCGCATGACGCACTTTGGCTCGTTGAATTCGAGCGCTGTGTTGATACGACCGGCCTCCCGCATGGGCGGCGAGAATTTGCAGACGTAATCGCCCCCAAAGTCGGTTACCTGCTTGATGCGATACAGGCGATGCCGCTTGGTCGGATGGTCGATCGAGAAATGCATGCCGGGACGCAAGACGCCACCGGCAATGATCCTTATCGTGATCTGGGTCGACCGGAGTGAGAACGCCGAAAGGCTCAACGCGACGATCGCACCCTGCGAATATCCAGTCCCATCCGAAAAGAACGTGCCATCCGAATGAGGGATCGAGACGGCATCGTAACTGTATGCGGCGGCCAGATCGGCACGCGGCGCATAAAGCAGATCGCGGTATGGGACGACGACGGCTTGCGAGCCGGCATCAAGAAGCGCCTCGAAGGCTCTCCATCGAAGGACCGACTCGCGATCAGGAACCGGAATGCTGTCAAAATCGGCGCGCCACAAACCGCCGCCGTCCGTGCGCGTGTAGGGAATAGCATCGCTTCCGGATTGGCCGCCAGAGATTGCCTGCCCGGATAATTGCCACGCCAACGATTGTCCGGAGATAATCTCTGGCGGAATATAGAGAAGACTCATGTGCCGAGCGCCTGATTAGAAAGAGCGCGCGACGGATATGTCTTATTGACCTGTCGCAGAAGCGCTTCGTTATTCTTTTTGAGAATGGCACCGAGCTTCGCTTCACTCATGCTCGACCCGCTCGCGTCGATGTTCGTGACCGGCGCAAAGACAAAGCCGCCGCCTATGCCCTGCCCCGGCTTTGTCACGCTCACCGTTTCATTCGGCGAGGCACGGAACGCGACGAGTTGCGAGTCGATGCCGCCGGAACCGCCGACCCCGAACGATCCGCCGTTGGCAAAACCGAATAGCTTGCCGATGCCTCCGATGACACTGCCAATTCCGCCGCCACCGCCGGCCAGGCTGCCCAGGACCCCACCCGACGAACCACCCTGCGTACCGAGCAACAGATTCTTGAACTGCTGCATCGCCAGCGTTTTGAGTAGATCCTTAAGCGCATCTTTGAGGTTCAGCGTGCCATCGAGCGCCTTGCCAAATGCCGACTCGGCGGCTTGTTCGAACGCCTGCAATTCCGGTGTGGCCTGCACAAGCTGCTGCTGCGCCTGCGCCACGCCACGCGCATAGACTTCCTGGTTTGCCTTGCCGTAATCGAATGCGAGATTCAGCCGCTCCATCGTCGCGGCGAATTGCTCGGCTGGCGTGCGCGTCTGTTCAAACACTTGCTTGCCGAAGACGGCTCTCTCATTCCACGTCGACCACGTCTCTGCGAGTTGCTGCAGTTTCTGCCGTAGCGCTTCCGTGATCGGGATGTGATTGGCCTGCGCCGCCGCCAGACCTTCGGCCACGATCTTGGCCTGCTGCTGCACGATATTCGACTGACCGATGGTCGAGGCCTCAGCCTGAAACGCGGCGATCTGCTTGTTCTTCGAGTCGAGGAAGGAATCGAGCGCGTCCTTTGTGGTCTTGATGATGGTTGGACTGAAGGTCTTTTTCGTCTGCTCGCCGAGAGCTTGAAACCCCTTTGTCGCATCCTCATTAAACTTGGCGATCACCTTGCCCATGCTGTCATAGGCTTTGGCGGTATCGTCTCGACTCTGATTGAAGTCAGCCCACGCCTTTTTCAGGGCGCCGAAATCGGTGCCGAAGAATTTATCGACCACGTTGGCGAACGCGTAAAGATCGGCCGCCGCACGATGGAATATCACGCCGGTTTTGATGGCCTCTTCGGCCAGCGCCTTAAAGAAGGCGACGATGCCGCTCGCGGCCGTCTTGACCAACTCGCCATTCTTGGCGAAGTCCAACAGCATCTGATTGAACTGCAGCAACGTCGGCAGCATTTGCGCCGTGACCTGTGTCACTAGACCTTCGAAGATTTTCCCCAGCCGCGTCAGGTTGTCATTGAAGGCCTCAGCCGCCCGGCCCGTGTTCTGGTCGATCACAAGTCCGAAGGCCGCGGCTTCCGTCGTCATTTCGCGCAAGCCGGCACCGCCCGAGTTGAGCAGCGGAATCATATCCGCGCCGGCCTTGCCGAAGATCTGCATGGCGAGGGCGGTCTTGGTGGTGCCGTCTTTCATCGCTGCGAAACGGTCGGCAATCTGCGGCAACAGGTCGCCGACCTGCTTGATATTGCCGCCTGAATCGCGGAACGAAATTCCAAGAGCCCGATAGGCCGCAACGGCGGTCGTCGATCCTTGTGCCGCGTCGACGGCCGATCGCGCCAGCTTGCCAAGCCCCTTGGTCAGCGCCTCGGAGCTGACGTCGGACAGTTGAGCGGCATAGCGCAGCGCCGACAGTTGTTCGACCGGAACGCCGATTTTTTGCGATGTCTTAGACAGATCGTCGAAAGAATCGATCTGCTTTTTCACGGCATATGTCGCGGCGGTCAGGCCGGCCGCCATCGCCGCGCCCGCCGCAGTCAATACCGCCCCGGCGCTTGCGCCGAAGGAAGCGAGGCTCGACCGCGCGTCTTTCAGCCCCGTCTCGAGCGCGGCAGTATCGGCCCCCAAGACAACGCGCAGCGCACCGATGACGGCATTACCGGCCATTCAATCATGCTTTCTATGTGACGATGGTGCCACCATAGGCGGCGTTGAGCAGCTTCACGATTTCGAAGGCCTCTTCGTCCGTCTGCGGCTCACGCGGCCGCGCGCGGCTCAAGAGACGATCGAGAGGAACGGGCTTTTCAGATCGCGGCAGGTAGGCGATATGCCAGGCGAGCCAGGCGCGTTGATCGTGCTCGCGTTGATATCGCCGCCCCACGGCTTTGAACTGGCGGTCGATCTGCCGCGGCGTCGATCGCCAGAAGTCTTCTTCGGTGCCGAGCCCGGCTTCCAGCCAACCCTCTAGGAGGACTGGCCAGTCCCATCCTGACCCGGCTTCGGAGGGTTCGCGTCACCTTCGGCTGGCGCGTCGGGAAACGCGAGCGTGAAGGCCCTGACGATCAGCCCGACGGCTTCCGTCGGCATGACCTTGGAAAAGATCGCCTTGGCCTGTTTGAGATCGACGTCGGGGTTCTCGTCGAGCAACCCGGCATGGAAGATCGTCCGCATCGTCGTCATGCGGATATTCGCCGGATCGGCCATCAGCGAGCCGATCTCATTGACGCCAACGCCGAGCATGTCCTCGAGCTCGGCCAGCGCGTTGGCTGAGAAGGACAGCGTATGGCTGTCCTCCCCGGCTTTGAACGTAACTTCGCCTTTATGTGGATTTGCCATCAGTTATCAGGCCCCGATGACCGGCGCCGAGGTAGCGCTCGCCGAGCCGGCCGCGTTAGTCGCGGTCACCGTGACGGTGATGGAGTCGCCGCTATCGCCGGCCGCCAGCACGTAGGTCTTCGACGTAGCGCCGTTGATATTCACGGTGGCATTCTTCCACTGATAGGTGAACGTCGGCGCGCCCGACCAGTTGCCCTCGTAGGCGGTGAGGGTATCGCCCGTGGCGAGCGTGCCGGAGATCGCCGGCAGCACCGAATTGACCGGCGCGGACGGCGCCACCAGTGTGGGCTTGCCGGTGACCTTGAATTCGATAGCGGCCGTCATCTTGCCGTCTTCCGGCGCGTCCGGCGCAAACGACGTCTGGATGCCAACGAAATTCCAAATATAGCCGTTGGCGAACACCACGCGCGCCGTCACGGCGGTGCGCAGATAGGTCAGCAAGGTCGCAACGCTACTGTCGCCGGGGACATAGTTGATATCGAAGCTCATCGACTCGCCGTCGGCAAGACCCGCGATATATTCGCGGAAGGCATCGGGGCTTTCCGTATGCGTCGCATCGACTGTGTCGACTTTGAACGACGGCGGCTTGATTTTCATCTGCTCGCCGATCTTGAGCCAGACATCCGGCCCGGTCGACGTGCGGATCTGAAGGATAGTGCCATAGCCAAGCTGCGCGGCTGTCGCGGTCATTGCGATCTCCATTCGATGAGGTGAGAGATATAAAAGCCCGCGATCACCCCCGCGGGGACGGGGATTCCGTGAGGCCTATCGGCCTGATTTCATCTTTGCGGCGTCGCGCGCGGCCTTGCGGCCGAGCCGTTTTGTCGTTCTGGCGATGTCGTCGGCGAGCTCGCTCTTCACGATCGTGAGCGACTGATCGACCTGAGAATCGAACGCCGGCCGCAAGTGAGGCTCCGGCGCCTGGTGAGCATTGCCGAATTCGGTCTGTAAGCCCTTGGGATGCGGGCCCGGGCCGACATAGACCTCGACCATCGACTCTTTGACGTTGGCTCGCTTCTGGCTGCGTGAGAGTTTCGTCGAGACGGTGTAAGACAGCTTGAGCCGGCCGGTGAGCTTCGGCGCATTGGCTTCGCCCGCGGCACGGATCGGCTCGCCGGACTTCTTCAGCACGCGCGTGAGCAACGGCTTGACCTTTTTCTCGCCGTAAGTGTCGGCCAACTCGACAAGCGCGGCGTCGAGTTCCTTGAGCCCATCGACCTTGAATATCTGGCTAGCCACGGTCTTCGAACCCCACCAGAAAATCGCGACTGACGCGGTGCATCTGCGCGATGTCATCGAACTCGGTGCGGCCCGTGCCGCCCAGGAACACGCCCTGCACCGTCACGGCATTGCCGCCGCTGCCCATCGTGCCCCGATAGCCGAACAACCGATCCTTGACCTGCAGAGCCAGCGCCATCGCTGCATCCGCGGTCGTGGCATAGGCATCGACCTGAATTCGCGCCGAGCAAAGCCCGTCCGGGCCTTCGGTGTGCACGTCACCAACTTCGCTGATCAGGTTATAGACGAGGCTTTCCGCCGTGACGCCCTGCGCCATCTTCGTCGGATAGACCCGCGCGCCACCCACTGCCGTGCTGATAACGCTATCGGCCAGCAGGAAGGCGCGCAGCGCGGGGCGAATGTCCTTGACGGTCACGACGTCACATCCGCCCGGCGAATAGTCTTGATCGAAAGGTCGATCTGCCGGCCGACCTCATCGGGCGAAACGATATCGAGGATGCAGTTTGCCGGCGGCGCTTGCACGTTCTGACTCAGGCCGTCGACGGGATAGATGATGCGATCTTCAGGGGTCAGCGGGCGCGACGTCGACGGAATCACATGGAAGCGGATCGTCACCGTCAACTCCTGCTGCGCCACTTCCTGGGCACCCGTCATCCGCTCGCTGCCACGCGTCGGCTCTACCCGTGCCGGCACCCGATAGGCGATATCCGTCCAGGTGGAGACCTCTTCGCCAGAACCCGACTGCGTCACCGACTTGCGCTGTACCGTGACGAGGCGATCATACCGGCGCTGCATGACTAGAACGAAATCCGTCGATACGGCGCCAGCAGCGCATCAACCGCGAACGGCATCGCCTGTGCCGGTTGGCCGACCTGCACAGCGCCGGGATTGTCGAACCAGTGGCGGATCAGCAGCAGCATTGCAGCTTTTATCGCCGCCGGCACGCTCGCCGCATCGGCATAGCCCGCGACATAGGCGACGCGGACGGCCGGACGCTGACTGTTCACCGCGGCGAAGCTGTAGGTATCCTTGAAGCGGACGAAGCCGCCGCGGTCATCGGTCAGCAGATCGTAGAAGCTTGACGATACGGTCTGCTCGACGGCGGAACTATCGTCGTATTTCACACTGGTGATCGACGCGGCCTGGAACAGCGGCAGGCGCAGGCAACGGGAGAAGTCGTCGAAATCCTGCCGCCAGGTTTGCGGCATCAGGCACCGCCCCAGAATGCCGGTCCAACCGTCGAGATAGGCAATCGCGGCATCGAGCAAAAGCGTGATTTCGGTGTCCTTATCGGTATAGGACACGTCAAGGTGAGCCTTCACCTCTTCGAGGGTGAGCGGCTTTGCTGCCGGCGGCGTGACGAGGACGGGGCGATACATCAGGCAGCCTTGCCGCTCACAAGCGGATTCGGATGTTGCGAGTGATCGTAGCGGGCTTCAACCTCCGCGGCCGACGGCGTCTCGGACTTGGCGACGAATTCGACCTTCACCGACCCGTCTTCCCTATCATGAAGGTGCACGTCGACGCAGTCGTAGCCATAGAGCCGTTCGGCTTCCGGCGCGCAGGCATCCAGCAGCGAGCTCGTTTCCGGCACGGTGATTTCAATGCCGCGCGAAGCCGCGATGCCGAGCCAGAATTCGCAGCAAGCCCGGCCTTTCTCGGCGTGATGCGCGTTCGGCAAGGTATAATCGAGGCCGAAAAGCGAGATGCGCTTGACACCGACGTGAATGGCATAGGCAATCGCATAGGCCGCCGTCGAATTGAAATACGGCGCGCCGCCATTGCCGTCGTGCTTGCGGTTGAGCACTTCCTCGAGCGGAAAGGCGACAAGCCCGGGATACCCGGGGCGTACCACGCTCGTATAAATCGGGCCGGGATGGCTTTTCAGCCAAGCCACCATGGCGGCAATATTGCCGTCGGGCTTCGCCTCGGCGCGCGCTTCCTGCACGCGAAGATCGTCCATGTGAAAGATACGGTCGCACTTGAGCACGTCGCCGATGGCGTTGATGCCCCAGACTTCATCGCAATACGCGCTCACCCCGCCGAGCCGGCGCGTGAGTTCGAAGAACGTCGCGCATGAAGGCCCGAGGCCGACAATGGCGACGTGCTCCGGAACGCCGCGCGCGGTCACCCCGCGCGCGGCCAGGACTGGCGACAGAGCAACCATCAGGCGACAGGTGCCTGCTGCGGATTGCCGAGGATCACGGAAGCGGCCACCAGGGCCGTCGCCGTGCCGACGCCGTAGAGCTTGAACTTGAGGTAGCGCTTGTTGCCGCGATAGCCGACACGGCCATACTTGCCGGCCGCGGTCGACAGGGTCAGCGCCGCCTCGGTGCCGAGCAGATCGGCATCCGCCACGGACGCGAACGAGTCGCCGGTCGCCGCGGCCTCGAACACCACGGGGGTGATCGTGTCCGCAACCGACGCGCTGCCGCCGGACTGATAGGCGAACTCAACGGACTCGAAGCCCTGACGATCGATGATCGCCGAGAGCACGCCGTTGGCCGCACCGGTCGTACCGACCGCCTGCGGCTTTAGAGCGCGAAGCACGTTGATATTATTGTGCATGTCCTTCATGGACTTGCCCTTTCGTTTCAGATGGACATTTCGGGAAAGATGGGCGGCCCGGCTGGGCCGCCCGGCGTTCGATCAGCCGGCTTCAGCCAGCGATCAGGTGCTGCACTTCAGGGCCTTGACGGCCTCGAAGTTCTGGATGCCGCCACCGACGCGCTTCGTGGTGTAGAACATCACGTAGGGCTTGTTGGTGAAGGGATCGCGCAGCACGCGGATGCCGGCGCGGTCGACGATGAGATAGGCGCGCTTGAAGTCGCCGAACCACATCGGGAACTTGTTGGCGCCGATATCCTCGACGTTGTCGTCATCGGTGATGGGATAGCCCATCAGCGTCGCCGGCTGGCCGACCTGCAGCGAGGGCTGCCACAGCGGCAACTGCTCGGTGCCGAGGGTCTTGAACTTGCGCACCGCCGCCTGCGTCTTCCGGTTCATCAGGAACCGCGCATTGGTGCGGTAGCCCTGCTTGATCGAATAGACGAGATCGGTGACGGCATCGGCGCCATTGTGCGTCGAGTCGTTGAGCGCAGCCGCCACACCGGACACCTGGAAACCGACCTTGCCCCAGGCGTACGACGCATCGGCGACCATCGTGTAGGACGAGATGCCGCGCGGCTTGTTGACGCCATCGCCGGAATAGAAGGCAACGCCTTCATAATCGGCAAAGGTCTGCGAGACTTCATCGCCGAGCCAAGCGGCGATGTCGACGCGGGCGTCATCGAGCATGGTCTGGGTCGCCGAGGGATTGGCGTACAGCTCCATGGCCGGGAATTCCAGCGCCGCCAGCGTCGGCGACGTGGTTTCCGGACGGGCCTGCTTTTCGCCGACCCAGCCGCCGGTGGCGCCGCCCTGCCCGACCAGCTTGCGGTAGGTCTGCGCCGAGATGGTCATCACCGACGCGATGGAGCGGATGGCGGAAACGGTCGCCAGCACGCGATCGACGGTCTGCTCGGTCTGCTTGTCGACCAGATAGCCGCCGTTCGGATCGTTGTCGGTCGTCGCCGCGGCCTTGACTTCCAGATCGCGGAGGCCGGCTTCGGCGCCCTTGCGGAAGTATGAGTTGAAGGCCTTGGCGTGGGCTTTCTCATCGGCCGACAGATCGTCCTTGCCGCCGCCGCCGCTGACGCGAAGAGCGGCAACGAGCGCGTTCACCTCGTCGATCGCCCCCTGCAGCTTGGTCACTTCGGCGTTGATGCGGTCGACCTTTTCGGTCTGCACCACGTCCTTTTTGACAGCTTCGAGTTCGGCCTTGTGCTCGGCCTTGAAGGTCTCGAAGGTCTGCTTGAGCTCGGCGAGGATCTTGTCGGCGTTGCCGGCATCGGCGCGGACGCCGAAGACAATACCACGGGCGCGCGCATTGAGTACGGGCGCGACCGCAGTCGACGCGGCCATAGCCGCGCGCGGATTAACGTGTTTCATGGACGAACCTATGATTTGAGGGTGCTGATCAGGTCGAGAAGACCTGCGTTGACGGCTGCATCGCGCGCGCCGGAGTCTTGCCCTGCATCACGCTCGGGCGAATTCATGAGCTGCGCCATCATTTCGCTGCGCAGACTGCGGGGATAGCCAGCCTTGGCGAGAGCCGACTCGGTCTGGCGGCGCGCCATCAGGCGCTGATCGACACTGCGAGCCTGGGCATCGGCCGGCTTCAGATCTTCGGCGACGGAATCGGCGAAGCCCTTGGCGACCGCTTCGGACGGCCCCATGAAGGTTTCCGCATCCATCAGCTTCTCGATGGCCTTGCGATCGATGTTGGCGCGGGCGGCATAGATATCGACGATGGCCGAATCGAAGCCCTCGAAGAGCTTCGCAGCATCGGCCATGTCATGGCGATTGCCGATCACCATGCCCCATGCGTTGTGCACCATCATGAAGGTGCCGAGGCCCATGCGGATTTCGTCGCCAGCCATGGCGATGATCGACGCCGCCGAAGCCGCCCACCCCATGACGTCGACCGTTACCTTCGCCGGATGCTCGCGCAGCAGGTTGTAGATCGCGATGCCTTCGAACATGTCGCCGCCAGGCGAATTGACCTTGACGTTCACCGGGTTTTTCCCGATGGCGCGCAGCGCGCCGGCCATGCGCTTGGCGGTGAATCCGCCGCCGGTCCACATATCCTCGCCGATCACGTCATAGATCGAGATCGTCGACGGATCATCGCCTTCGGCGGCGAGCGGGCGCTCGGCCCACTTGGCCAGCACGTCGGATGGCGCATCCCACTGGAAATTCTGCGGGCGAGCGAAAGACTTCGCCTCAGGCATTTTGCGAAGGGTCATTGCCCTGTTCCTTTGGATGCGCCGGCATCGGCCGAAGCCCCGGCTGTGTTCGGAGGCGGATAGAAGATATCGCCCCCTTCGCGGGGGTTTTGATCTTCGAGCGCACGCACTTCGTTCGGTGACCAGACGCCCCACTGAAGACCGCGCACATAAGCATTCCAGCGCGCATTGAGATCGCCCTTCACAAGGGCGGCTCGATTGTAGCGGGCATAGATATCCGGGTCGGAGTTGAGGTCGATCGTGATCCCCTCTTCCCACATCGTCAGGTAGTCTTCGAGCGTGAAGGTAACGAAGCCATTGGCCTTCTGCTCGAGGCCCGTACCCCAGTTCGAATCCGAACCCGAGTTGTCGCCGATCATCGACGGTGGCACGCCATAAAACATCGCGATATCGGAGCGCGACAGCTTCCGGCTTTCGATCCACTGCGCGTCAACGGCTGTCATTCCGAGGCGTTCGAACTTCATCGCCTCTTCGAGGATCAGGAACTTTCCTTCGCTATCGCCGCCGGCGCGATATTCGTCGAGGCTCGCCTTCAACAGACGCTGCGCATCTTCACCGAGCTTGGCCGGGTGCGTCAGCGTACCGGGCGTGCGGGCGCCGTTCTTGAACGTCGTCGCGCCGTAGTCTTCCTGCGCCAGGGCAAGACCGATTGTCTCGCGCGCAAACGTGATCGGCGTCACGCCCTCATAGCCATTTAGTGTCAGGCCGTAGAGGTGAAAGATTTCATCCTGCTTGAAATCGATGCGCCGGCCCGTCGGCGACGTGTATTGATGCGTCAACGACATATCATCGTTTTGAACGGTCTTCGTCCGATCTGGATTGAGCGGGATCAGCCCCTGTAGCTCACCGCGCGACATAACTTTGAGCGCGTAGGCATTGCCGCGAAGAAGCACATGGGCCGCCATCATGCGCTTGAACTGGTGCGGCTTCTGCCACCTGTTAGGCTTGCGGTTGATGACCTTCCAGATTGGAGTATCGGACGCATCGGCACGTGTCTTTTCATCGACGCGGCGCTTGATCTGCAGCGGCAGGGTCGCCTGAGGGCCGGACAGCAGGCGCACGCAGGCATAGACCGCGCCGTTCCGCATGGCCGTGTCCGGCGTCACAACCATGCCGGCCTTGGTCGTACTGCCGTCCTTGAGATACTGATCGAGATCGGCCGAGTTGGTGATGAGAACACCACCACCATCCTGCTGTGTCGCGTTGCGCGGCGCAGCCGACGGCCGATTGAACAGTCGCGACCATAAGGCCATCAGAGAACCAAAGCCCCGCGGGTGGCGTAGATCGACGTCTTGTCGGGCTGCACCGTTGCCACGCCAATGCTCATCGCCAGCGACACCATGCCGTCAATGCGCCCCGTCGCTTTGGCCTTGTTGAACATGCGGTGACCCGTTTTGTTTTCTTCGTAGATCACGCCGGCGGCGCAGGATGTCATGACCGGGTTGACATCGATCGCGATACGCTCTTCGAGGAGAGCGGCTTCGAGCTTGTTGATCGAGTCCGGCATCCAAAGAACGAGCTCTTCGGCGCCGCTATCGTCTTGCTTCAGGTCTTCGCGCTCGCCGACCTTCCGGCGATTGAAGCCTTGCGGATGAACCACAGCGCCGGGCAATTCCGCGCCCTTCTCCGCCATCGCATCGAGCAACTGTTCAAGCCCGTACTGATCACAGCCGATGATCTGCGGCTGGTACCGCGCACAGATTTCCGGGATGGCATCGGCCAGCCAGGAATACTTGATGCGCGGTCCCGGAACGGCTTCCATAAAGCCTTCCTTTACCCATGCCTCATACGGCGCCATGTCCGTTTTGGCGCGCTCGCGCAGCGTATCCTTCGGCGTCCAGAACCATGTCTTCGAGGCGAAGCGCCACTGGTCCTTTTTGTTTTCGAGCATCCACGTCAAGGTGAACGCTGTCAGGTCGCGAACCTTGGAGAGATCGAGTCCGCCGAAGCACGGGACGTTGCGCTCCGTCAGTTCCTCCGGGTCGAAGGCTTTGTTGCCGACGGCTTGGCAAGCCATCCAGACTTGACGCGGGATTGCCGACGACTCGCTTTGTGTCCACTGGCAGAAATTGAGACGGCGAACCATGCCTTCCTTGGAGGGCATGCCTTTGGCTTCGGCGACCTGCTCGCGGATGTAGTCAGGCTGAATCGAGATGCCGAGATTCGGGTTGACCTTGATCCAGCAGCTTTCGTCTTCGAACGGCTCTTCGCCTTCATCGAGCGCGCAGACGTAGGCAAACCATGTGTCGGTTTCCTCGACGCTCAACCGCTCGTCACCGTGCACAACCTTGAGGCTGTACTCATGTTCGTGCCAGCAGACCGACTTGCGATCGAAGCCGGAGTTCGTGATCTCGAAGATAAGCGCCTGCTGGTTGCCCTTCGTGCCGGCGCGCAGCATCTCGATCACTGAATTATTCGGGTGCTCGTGGATCTCATCGATCAGCGCGCACATCGGCCGGATGCCGGACTTACCTTTCTTGTCGCTCGAGATCGGCTTGAAGAACGATCCCGACCGCGGGTGCGTCAGCTCGATGACCGGGTTTTCGCCCTTGTGGCCGAGGCGCTGTTGCAGCGCCGGCGACCGCTCCCACATCGCGACCGCGTCTCGGAACAGGATGTTGGCCTGGTCCATATCCGTCGCGGCCGAGTAGACTTCCGAGCGCAGCTTCTTCGTGAAGCCGTGCATGTAGTGGCCGATGCCAGCCGCCATCGGCGACTTGCCGGAGCCCTTGCCAATCTCGCAATAGGCCCTGCGGAATCTGCGGAAGCCCTTCGCATTCTTCCAGCCGAACAACGACCCGACGATGAAGCATTGCCAGGGCTGCAGCACAAACGGCACGGCCCGCGAGGTCGCGACACCATCGTCGCCCTTTTCCTCAACCTCGACGGTCAGCACGGTCGCGAAGAAGCGGATGGCGCGCTGCGCTTCGGCAACGTCGAAGGCCATCCCGCGGGCGGCGCCGTCTTTCAGATCCTTGAGGTGCCGGCGGCACGCGGCACGGACGTGGGGCCCGGCGATAATCTCACGCGCGACGACAGCGACCGCATAAGCGGTCGTTTGGTCTTCAGACACGGGATCAATCGAACTCGGAGGCCGGGTCGAAAAGATCGGACTGGCCAGGCGCCATGTTGCGTTCGTCCGTCGGCGTCAGGCCGAACAATGAGATCAGCGAACGCCACTGGCGCCAGCATTCATTCCGCTGCGCGACGTGTGGGTGGCTCTTGAGCTGAATCCCGTTTCGGCCTTCGACCATGTAGATCTCGGCGTCGAGCCCGGGCTCGCCGGTCACGCGCTCGGCGCCAGGATAGGCCTCCGCCATGTCGACCTTGTTCTCAGCGAAAAACCGGTCATAGGCGCGGATGCGCAGGCTGACACGGACAAGCATGAGCGCGGCGTCGACGAAGTGCGGCTTCAACCGATCGAGGACCGGATCGGCGAGCATCGAGCCGAGCCGCATCCATTCCTTCTTCTCCTCGTCGTTCAAATCCTTCGGCCGCAGCTTCAACGCTAGCTTGCGCGCGCGGTCCCGGCGGGATTTTTCGTTGGCCGCAAGGTCCGTTCCCTTCATGGGAACGACGTTGCCGATCTTTGGCTTGGCTCCTCTCATCACATCACCAGTGGGCTTTTAGTATTCAATTCCGACTTTCTTGGTTTGAATGGTCGCCACCGGTCCCGGCGCGACGGGCCTCAGACTTTTGACCCACCCCCCGGGGGTGGGCGAATTCGATTGGCAGGGTGTTTTTGATCCAGAGGCCAGCCATCGAGGCCAACTTCACCGCTATAGCCCCGACCTTCCTCGGCCTGCTTGGCGCTATCGTGGTGGAACTTGCAGAGCGGTTGCCAGTTGCCCTCGATATCCCAGAATAGTTTCTGGTCGCCTTTGTGCGGGATGATGTGATCGACCACGGTTGCCGCGACTGTCAGGCCTTGGCCCTCACACATGCGGCAGAGCGGGTGGCTACGTAGGTAGGTGGCCCGGGCCTTGTCCCAGCGCCTGGTGTACCCGCGCTCGCGTGCGCTGCCCCTGTTCTCGTACCGGCCCATCTAATGAAAGGGGCCGCTGATCGATCCCCGATCAACGGCCCAAGTCTAGGGAGGAAACGCCCAAGGAGGGCATGGCTGTGAAGATGGTGATCGACGCAGCCGCTATCCTTAGACGACAAAGGCCCGGATGCTTGTGGCGTCCGGGCCTTGATACTTGAGGCAGCCCATCGGGGCGATGCATCCCGGGGTTATTGCCGCTGCCGTTACCGGTTCAACTGGGCTACTACCCTATGAACGACAAAGCCCGGCACGGCCGGGCTCAGTTCCAATGCGTTGCAAATCCACAGGGATGACCTGATTGGCTGGGCACCGCGCCGAGTCTGCATCGCCGATATCGGATAGCCCGACAGGGAATGGCGAAGTGCTACGAAGCTGCGAGCCCTAGGGCAGCGTGAAGCTTTCCGATTCTCTCCGGCTCCGCAAGGGCGGCGATCTCAGCCCATGCGCTGTAGGAGGTCACCGACACGATTTCGTTATCCTTCACAGTGGCTTCACGTTGGGTGATGACCTGTGAATATTTCTTCCGGCGCTTGCGCACCTTCACCACGTCTTCCATGTAGACCATCGGGCGCTCGCGGTTTTCGGCGGCGCGAAGCTTGTTCACCTGTTCGTCCGGGATCGGCGTGCTGATGATGCCGGTCACGCCTGGGATTGAGAGAATGAGGCGATAGTCGCGCTCGATGTCCCAACTCATGACGAACAGGTAGCCCGGGGCGAGACTGCGCATGACTTGGCGCTTCCTGCCCTTGATCACATAGGACGACGGTTTTCTAGGCTGATAAAGCCCAAAGCGGCGCGCTATCATGTGCCCGCAGACGATGCCCTCATGGTTGGCCAGCGTCGTCACGATGTAATAGCGCCCGCGCGTTTTATTCGGAGGGCTCGCGGCCAGAGGACTCCGGGCGATAGCGTCGAGCACGCGGTCACGCTTGAGATCGTTTTCGGTGAAAATCTCAGGTTTCGCCAGCATGTCCATTCCTCACCCTGCTTTGTCGAGTTGCTTAGGGGCTTCCGCCCGGGCTTCGATTGGCGCGGTCAGCAGCGCATCGCATTCGAGCAAGCGCTCGCGGTACGGCTTCACCAGCGCTTCGCACACGTCATAGATTTCGTTGTCGTTCGGCATGTACTTGTGATCGAGGCCGGAACGGCCCCGCTGGATCGAGCGACACCCTTCCTCGATCGCCCAGGCCGGCAGATCGGCCAGCATCCGGCGCATGCCGTCGATCATCGCCACAGCCGACTCGGGATCGACGTTGCGCATGACAGAGCGAAAGCCTGCGAACATGTCGGATATCGCCAAGGCAACGCGGTCTGTCTGTGCTTCCTGCACTGGCGCCAGCGCCGATGTCAGCTTGCCTTGCCGCCTTCCGAGCGCGCTGCGCTCCGATGGCAACAGCGCTCGCATCACCTTCCGTGGCTCGCCATCGATCTTGATGCGTGACCACACGGCCCGAGGAATGTCTATATCGCAGGTTCGATCAATCCGCGCCGGTGGCTTGTCTGCCGCGCAAACTGGCAGAGATGCCGGCGAAGGCGTTGCCTGAGGGTCGATTATTTCCCGGGCTACGAGCGCGACCTGTTTGAACATCGTTTTGCTCCGTCGTCGGCATGGGGGCTGATAGGCGCGCCATCTCGCGATCAATGGCCTTTTCGAAATACTGGATCGTCTGCGGAGGGCCATCGCGTTTGCCAGCCATCACAGCCCGAGCTACCGCGATTGCGGTTTCGCTTCGCCAGCCCTTTTTGAACCACCGATCAATTCGCTCTGGCGCTCCGCACCAGCCGAGAGGCCAGTCGATCCGTTTTGGATAGCCGGCGATGACGCCGATCTCGTCGGCAAGCTGAAATGCTTCAGGGCTGATCTGGCTTCGCGCGCGCGCGTCACCACCACTACCACCAGAGTCTTGGTCGTTATGTGCCCGTGCATGCGTGGGCACCTCGGCGTCGGAGGTGCCCGGCCTTGGCTGGGCACCGGTGCCCGCTGGTGATGCACCTCCGGGTGAGGTGCCCGCTGGTGGGCACCTCGGACCGCCATCATCGTCGGCGCCGGCATCGGCCGGCGGTTCGATTTCTGGGTCGTCAAGGTCCATAATAACACGGTATGCGTGGCACGCATGGGGGCGCGCGCCGATAAACTCGCGCTTCTGGACATAGCCGGCGTCGATAAGCCGATCGAGCGAGCGCTGCACTGTCGCGCGGCCACAGCGCAGCGCCGTCGCGATCGTGCCCTGCGACAGGAAACACCAGCCGAGCTTGTCGGTGTGCATGCCAAGGAAGCCCAGGACGTGAAGATCCCGGCCCTCGAGGCGCGCGTCGGTATAGGCCCGCGCGGGCGTGATGGAATAGCGGCGGTCAGTCACGGCGCGGGCATTTCCTCTTGGGCGTCGGCGTCATAGGTCTTGCCCTCTTTCGAGGGCGGCCAGGGCCATGGCGCGGTCATCGAGTTGCCTTGCGGGCGCCGCGCGACATTCGGCAGCACGCGGTCATAGAAGTCGCGCCACGCGGTCATCTGGGCGACGTTCGATATGCCGATTACCCCTTGCGCTGGCGTCCAATCTGCGAAAGCGAGCATGGCCGGGCCGTCCGCCTCTCGCGGCACATAAATGAGCCCATCCTTTTCCGCAGCGCGTGACAGGCAATGCGCTGCAATGCGGAGATTGACGTAAGCCTTTGCCCGGCGACTATCGGCCGGCAGCCATTCGAACGGGGCGTCTTCCGCTTCCGTCTGGGCTTCCGCTTCGCCTTCCTTCGTCGATCGTGTGAGGGCCTTGACGATATCGCGCGTTAGTGCGTCCGGAGCGCGTTCGATTTTCTTCGGATCGAAAAGCCGGACATTGGCGGCAACGGCGTCGGCGACCGCGGCGGCGATGATGGTGGAGAGTGGGTTCATCAGGCGACCACCTCAGCGTTCGTGCCAGCTGCTTCCAGCGCGTCAAAATGCAAAGTCAGGGCATCAGCCAGCACATCGCTCGGCCGCTCATTGTGAGCCTTGCAATAGGCTTCCAGCTTGGCTTGAAGATCGGCCGGCAAGCGATGTTGTGCCTTGTTGCCGACGATGGTGATGGAGCGGTTGCAGCCTTCGGTCCACCGAATCCGATTGCGGTCACGCAAGCCGACGAGGATCTGATGCACGCTGCCACGGCTCTTGCGGCCGAGGTGAACACGGATTTCCTCGAGCGTCGGCGACAGACCTCGATGCTCGATCGACTCGATGATGAATTCGAGCACGCGGATTTGCTGTTTTGTCAGACCTTCGGTGTTCATACCGCAATCACCTCTGCCGTCGTCTCTGAAGCAATCTCAGGCACCGTTTGCGCGACACACGGCGGCGTCATCTCGCCCTGCCGTGGGTAACCTTCCTTCGTTCGCCACTCTCTCCAGGGAAGGCCTTGAGGCGGATGCACGGTGATCTTGATGAGACCGCAGCGCTCGCATGGGCGTTCCGTCCGTCCGTTTCCGTCCGGGCTTTCGCATGCGGCGAGGCGCTTTTCTTTGTCGTGATCCCAGCGGTGACGGGTCACTCCACCACCTCCCCTGTCTTTTCATCGTGGGTGATGGGTTGGCCGGCGGCGTCGCGCGCGAATTGCTCGCGTGAGATTTCATTGCCCCACGTCACCCAGCCGTCACGCGGCCGGCGCGCATAGATTTCGAGATACGGGCCTTCGACCAGCCGCATGATGCGGTCGTGGATCTCATCGGGCTTGCGGCTGTGCTCCATGACCGGCGCGACAATGAGTTGCCGCACGTCGGCATTCATGCGCTGCGGATGACCGCGCGTTGCGAGCCAGCAATCTTCCGGATTGGAGCGGGTCCAATAACCCTGCCCCATGTGCCAGCCTTCACCCGAAGCATTTTCCTTGGCCCAGGTGAAAGCCGTCGTCTTGTGATCGAAGCCCCAATGCTCGATCAGTTCGAACGCCCACTTTGGGCACCAATCGACCATCCACATGAACATGACGCAGTTGTCGGCGGCGAGATCGGCGAGCGGCAGCGCCTTGATCGGATCGAGGCCGGACGTCGTGTAGTGCTCGCCGGCAGATCGGCCGTCGCCGCCCGCGCCGCGGGCGGCGAACTTCCATGGCGGGTCGATCAGGATGGCGCCGAACTTCCGGCCTTCGGCGATCAGTGTAGCGAGGTCGTCAACGTCGCAACCTTGATGAACACGGGCGGCATGCGCGGCCTTGGCATCCGCCTTTTTCAGATCGTTGATGACGTCGAGAGATACCTTGCCAGCGCCGTCCGCGATGCGCTGGCGCGTCCGCGCGACCATGGCCTCGAATGCCTGCTCGGCGATGCCGCCGACCTTCTGTGAGCGCGCGGAGAGCTTTTTGTCGATGCCGAGATCGTCGAGCTTGACCTTGGAAACCGGTTCCTCATCGGTACCGGTTTTCGGACGGCCGCCGACGTGCAGTTCGCCCGTGGCTTTCATGCTGGCGACGAGGATTCCCATGCGTCGTTCGGCACGCAGGCGCAGTTCGGCGGCGTCCATCTCGAGCTGCACGTCGCGCGCCATGCGGGCGTAGGCGCGGACGGCTTCCGCCTTGTCGCGGATTTCCTTGACCTCGTCGACGCGGCGGCACTCGGCGAGCGCGGCGCGCGCGGTCTCGTAAAGGGCGAGCTGCGTCACGGTTCCTCCGACGGGTTGATCGTGACGTTGATGTTGACGGGCGCCCATTTGAGCCAGCGGCATACGATGGCGGCGCCGAAGGTGAAGGCCATCGCGCCGGCCACGACCGCCATGAATGTGCCGACGACAAGGGTCAGGGCATCGGTCATCACAGCACCGTGACGCATTGATCGCTCGGCTTGCCGCCGGCGGCGATGTGCGCGTCATAGGCTTTGCAGAATTCGGCGTAGGCTTCGGGGTTGTCTTGAGGCTCGTCCTTTTGCTCTTCCCACTCGGCTTTGGCCTGTTCGTAGGTCGGCGCGCATTCGGCGCAGCAGAGTTCATCCTCATAGGCGAAGCCCATATCGCCGACGAACAGTGGCTTGCGACAGCCTACGCAGTCGGGAAGCCGTTCACGCTCAGAGTTCGGCGCAAGCATTGTGGTCATCCTCCATAAGGCGTTTCGCCAGCTTGACGTGCTCGTTGGCCTGGTCGAATCCCTTGACCGGCCGCGCGCCGAGTTCATGCAGCAGCGGGTGATTGACGCAGTGCGCGTCGAACAGCACGTCGAGATCATGTGCGGTGATCTTCGTGGACCACGACTTCGACAGCGTGAATGCCGCATGCGCGAGATTGCACGGCCAGAGATAGGCGCAGCGGATTGCTGTTTCGGGAATGCGAGCGCTCATGCGTGCTCGACCTTCCGTTTGCGGTCGAGCGCAGACCAGCCAGGAGGCGGATCGCCGAAATAGGTCGAGGTGATGCGGCCTTCGGCTAATTCCGCCTCGGCTCGCGCCGTTGCCGCTTGGATTCGGGCTTCGCGCTCGGCTTCACGCTTGCGCCCGCGTTCCGTGAGGCGCGCGTCGTGAATCTCCGACAGCGTCATGAAGGGTTTTTCGCGCTGCGGATTTTGAAGGCGCTGGTATTGAGCGGCGCATGCCTGCGGCGTGCGATTGAGCTTGAGCCCGATCGAGCCCCATCCGATGTGTTTCAACCCGTACCAATCGAGCAAAAGATCGTTGTCGGCCTTCGTCCAAGGTCTTGGCGCCATCACATCCCCCTCGGCTCTTGTTCGAATTCACGAGAAAGCGAATCGGCAGGCCATTCGGCCGGGATGGCGTTGATGCCGGTGACGTCGCTTTCGTCCGCGCGGTTGAGGCGGTTGTTCCAGTACCGCAGCATGACGATGACGAGGATGCCGACGGGGATGGCCATGATGCCGATGAACTGCGCGGTCGCGATAATCGTGTCTTTCATGCTGCACCCCTGATGCGGATGGCTTCGAAGAGACGACGCAGCGCGTATGAACGCACTACGCTCACCACAGTCATGATCAGCCCGAAGACAAGTGTGTCGTGCAGGCTCGGGCGGAAACCGAAGAGCGGCAGAAACAGCGCGAACGCTGCGCACTGAATGCCGTAGCCGATCGCGATATTCGCGAGGCTTTCAACAAGCGACATGGCGCGGGACTGTTTCACGCGGCCACCTTCATGCGGGTTTGCAGTCCAACCTTCGCTGACGTCGCGTTGAACTTCCGGCGCACGGCGGCATCCAAGTCGATGCCCTCAACCCATGCCAGAAGGTGCGCAGCGTGAAGGGCTTTTGACAGCGCCGCGGATAAGTCCGCTTTGCTCGCGCGTGAGCCGCGAATGCCGAGCCGTTCGCGGGCCAGCTTTTTAATGATGTTGCAGGCCTGCCCAGCGCCGGCGCCAAGCGCCATGGCAATCATGGCCTTGTCGAGCAGGCTATAGCGACCCTGGTGTTCGGGACGAACATCGAGCTGCGCCTCGACCGCCGGCAGGTCTTCGCTCATGGCGATCAGGTCGATGCAGATTTCGGCATCGGCTAGTTCGTCGGCGAGCTGCGAGCGCAGGTCGGTGAGGTCTTCAGCAAAGCGCGCCATCTGGTCGATCAGCGAATAGGCGACTTCGAACACCTCGCCGATCTCACCGGCCATTTCATTACCGCGATAGGCCAGATCGATACCACCCGCCTTATCCCATTCGGCCTGGCGGACGAGGTTGGCTTCGCGCAGGGTTTCGAATTCGACCGTCATGCCGCCCTCCCCTCGTTTGTTTCACTTATGCGTTTCACGTGGGACAAATCCGGCTCGGCGCAGTAGTGCTCCGGCGGAATGCCGAGGAATTCGCAGATGGTCAGGAGGTTGTTGACCGATATCGGTTTGCCGTTTTCGACGCGGCAGAGCGTGGCGAGTGAGACGCGTCCGCCGATCAGGGCGACCACGTGACGCTGCGAGCCAAGCTTGCGGACCCGGCGGCGTAGTTCGATGGCAAGGCCGAGCATCTTCCAGTTGAGATCGCCGAGACGCCGGCTCGGCGACGCCTCTCCGGTTCGTGAGTCGATGCCCAGGCCGGCGCAAATCTTGAGATATGCGTCGGCCCGGACGTCTTGGCCTGCCGCGGCCCGGGCAAGCGCCGTGGGCCCGACGCCGGCCGCGCGCGCGATCGACGGGCGATCACGACGCGGGCGGGCTTTCAAGGCGCACTGCAGGCGCTGTATGGGCGTGACGGGCATGGCGGCGGAGTCCGGTTAGCGACGATTGCGCTTGGACTTGGATTTCGCCGTCGCAGCCGCCGCGAACTCGGGTTGAGCCGCGATCAGCGCCGACTCGGCACAGCTACCGGGCAACACCTGAAGCGCGCCGTTTTCGCCGACTTCATCGTGCGCCAGGAACTGAAAATTATACTTCGGTTCGCGGCCGAGGAAGCTTTCGCGCGACGTGATGACGCCTTGGATCAGCGCGCCGCTGCCGTAGTGAGCAATCAGCTCGGCCGGCAGAAAAACACGCTGCGACACTTTGAACTGAAATTCAGACATAGCTTCCCCCTCGGGTAAGAATTGGCCGGGGTTATCCCGGTCATTCGAAACTCGATCACGCACGCAACAAAAGATTTACGGGTTACGCACTTGGTACAGGGGCAGAAGAATTTTGAGACAATGACCGCATCAGTAAGCTGATGGATCACGACTGGTGATCAGAGGCCTCCGATTGTTTCAGCTTTCTGGCCTCGATTTGGTCGGCCGCCTCTTTCGCGGCGAAACGAAATTCTTCGGTCAGGATCTTTGCTAGGCGGCGCATCGGCGCTTCGTCTTGAAGGACGGAGGCGGTCGCATAGACCGCGCAGCACGCGAGCGCTCTCGGCATGACCGAAATGATCTCATGAGGCTTTCGTCCGAACCGCTCTTCGATGTTGCAAAGTTCAACGATCGCGATCTGAAAGCCGGTGACCATGCGAAAAAATGAGGTCGTCGCCTCGTCGTAAGCACCGAGCTTCTGGACGTGCGTGCGCTCCGCAAGATCGCGGAAGGCTTCAAAGCCGTCGCCACGCTTGCCGTTGCCATGCGTGTTGAGCCATTCGTCGAACGAAGGAAGCGGCCGACGGGTCAATTCCGGGATCGAGCTCATGCCGCACCTCGCATGGAATGTTTTCCGGCGACGGCGGGGCATATGACGCGGTCACGCGCCCTTCCCTGTTCATTCGACCTGGGCTGATGGATGCCAAGGCCGTCGCCGGAACTGAAATTGGTTGAGAGGACCAGCGCGCCGCCGGGCGACCCTCTCCGTGCGGCAGCCGAATCTATTACCGGCCGACTAAGGCCCTGCCGAAGCTGGCGCGCCTGCATTCCGAATTGGTTGCCGTCTCTCCGAGCTGTCACGCCTAGTGCTTGCGGCGTTCCGTGGATCTCATCAGGCTTCGATCCCTGCCGACGGTTCTCTCCGCATTTGATTCCGCTGCAGGCACCGACAACCCCGCCCAGAATTCCGTTAACGATGATGATCGAGCAGCCAACTGATCGCGTCGATATCGGCCGCGTGAAAGTCGGGATCGTTGAATTGAAGCTTTGCGCGGAGCGCGTGAAGCTGCTGCATGTGCCGGCGCTGTTCCGCCCGCTCTGCGGCGTGATCGCGCTCCTGCTCGATGGCGCGAAGCGCGTCCATTTCGCGCCAGTCGATCCGGCGAGCTTCGCCGTACCAGATGTCGCCGGCGCGCGCGTATGACCAGTCGAGGCGCTTTGCGGCGCGGCCGATTGCAGCGCTGACGCTATCGCCGACGGGCCGAGGCTCGGCAGCAAGTTTGACGAGACGCATGGCTTCCGAGCGCTCGGAAACCTTTTCCGAGATTGCGGAAGACTTTTCCGCCCGCGCGGGCGGACGTGCAGCGAGACTGACTGACATGAACAACGATCCTCATACGCATTACAAAACAGAACTGAGGCTTCGCCACCCTGGTCCCCCTGGGGTTGGCGATGACGCGGGCCGGCGGCGATGGATAGGGAGTTTGCGTGCGCCGCCGGCCCGCGTGTGGTGTCAAAACCGAAACGCGCGGCTAGCAAAAAGCCCTGAAAATACGGTGAAAACTCACCTAAAATTTTCAGTAGAACTGTTCCATCTTTCCCGCTGTAATCGTGTAACCGGCGCATATAAGCCGGGGTACAACGGTGGGGGGTTAGAAGATGGAGCGGCACTCTTCCGCGCGCGTCGGCACGCCCGGCGTAACCGATATCGTCGATCCGCACTGTGTGCCGGTCGTTCCCGGCCACGAATTGCTGATGCACAACCTGCCGAATGGCAATGTGCTTCTCACCCTGCTCACCCATCACATCGAACCGGACGGCTCGCTGATCGGCGTCGTCACCTGCCGTGTCGAATGGCAGCCGGAGCGCCTCAAGGCCGTGCACGACAGACTGATGGCCGCGATGGATGCCGGGCCGCTGCTGACCATGGAGCCGGCGAATATGATCGCGGTGTGAGGTCATGTGCTCACCTCGACTTGCATGAGGTCCGCAAGGTCGGGCCGCAAATCCGTTCCGCTGAGACCGGTCAGCGCGCGAAGGTGTGTCGCCACCTTGACGTCAAGGGGATGTTTCCCGGCTTCGGCTCGCGACAGCGTCGCCTTGGTCGTCTCGATCCCGCGCTGACGCAGCTTCGCAACGAGATCGTCAAACGAGACGCCTTCGCGCTTGCGCCAGTCCTGCAGGGCCTTGAGCGGTTCAGCCATGTAGGTTTTGTTACGCTACATGCAACCCTTCAGTCAAGTCTTGTTGCACCCAGTGTTCACGACAGCATGTTGCGCATGGCGTAACATGCTGACATGTCACACAGAATTGCGAAAAAACCATCCGCGCGCCGACGCAAGACCTTCATTCGCGAGTGGCGCGAATTCCGCGATTTGACGCAGGATCGCTTGGCAGAACGGCTTGAAATGTCGAAAGCGCAGCTCTCGCGAATCGAAACGGGGCTGCAGCCCTATTCACAGGATTTTTTGGAAGCCTGCGCTGACGCGCTTGGCACCGATCCGGCTTCTCTCATCATGCGCAATCCGACCGATGAGGATTCTATTTGGACGATCTGGGACCAGGCGAAGCCCGGCACCCGGCGGCAAATCATAGAAATAGCGAAAACGTTGAACAAAACGGGCTAAGCCATGGGAATGGGGATTGTCGTTTTCTGGCTGGCTCTCGCGGTGATCGTCGGCGTCGCAGCAAACACCAGGAACCGAAATCCTGCCCTATGGTTCGTCGGCGCCGTGATCTTTAGCCCGATGCTGGCCGGGCTACTGGTCCTCGCCCTGCCCGCCCGGGAGCCCGATTTATCGGCTCACGATTCTCGCTTCGAGCGCCTGCCATCGTGGGACCAACGCAGCCCCATGGCCAAGCTTGGGCGCGCCGCCGTCACAGTTTTCGCTATCGGCCTACTGATGCTGGCAGCCTATGCCATGAGCCGCCCCTAGCCAAAAGATTGTTGCATGTACCGCAACTTTCGGCTTGACGGCTGTTGCACTAGGTGTAACCTTCCCTCTACCGAATATCGGAGAGGGACATGGCAGATGCCTCCCCTCACCGCTTTTCAGACGGGAGAGGGAAGATGGCGACCAGTCTTGGCGATGCTCCGATCGAGGAAAAGCATCGCGACCTGATGCAGGCGCTTGCCGTCGCGCTCGATGAAGCCCTCAACCCCGGGCTGACCGGCAACGCAAAGAAGATCGGCTTCGTCTTGCTGGTCTTCCCGTATGACGGCCACGAAGGCCGCGCCAACTACATTTCCAACGGCGCCGACCGCAAGGATATCTGCACGCTGTTTCGCGAGCAGATCGCGCGCTTTGAAGGTCAGCCGGAAGTGTCGGGGCGCGCATGAAAAGTCTTCCGCTCACCGACGCAACACGACGTCTCGGAGCCCCGATAACATGGGATCACGAGAAGGATGGCGTCTGCCATACCCTCGAAATCCTTGACCACGACGGCTTCATGATATCGGCGTGGCAACCTTCGCCCGCTGAGTTGAAGCGCCTCGCGGAAGGCAAGCCGATCTTCCTGCACATTCAGGGCTCCGTTCATCCCGTCGTCTCACTGACGGTCGGAGAATGACCATGTTCCCCTCCGGACACAAAGAGCGTTCCCCGACGCTCCCAAGCCGTCACCCCATGTCCGGCGGGTTTGCGCCGTGGCCTGCCGAAGGTAACCCACCCCGGTCAAAGGCCACGGCGCAAGATCTTATGAAGCTGGCGACGGTGTTCATCTGCGCCTGCCTTTTCTCGCTCACGCTGATCAATGCGCGGGCGATCGTGAACGTAGCGTCGTGGCGTCCGAGTTTGTCATTCGGAGGGTATCCGTCCGCGCCTTTGTTGCCCGCGTATTCAGGGCAAGGCGCGGACGGAATTGTTTGTAACCGTGGAGTTTGTGTCATGCGTAGAAGCTACAGCCGCGCCGCAGCGCGCCGAGAATCGCCCGATCAATTCAACGCGCGGATGAACGCGCGCACCGCCCCGGTCAAGCCATGGGGCAAGATCCTATCCGCCGAAGAGATCGAAGCCAGTCGCGCGGACGAACGCGCCGCGATGAACTTTGATCAGTTCACGCAATCCGAACAGATGGCCTTGATGCAGGCGAGCCATGAGCATTGCCATCAGCATATCTGGCACCGGCTGCGACGGAATTTCGAAGTGCCGCCATTCACCCTCTCGACATTCCGATCGCTTGCCGAACGCGGACTCACAGAGAAGCCGGAAGGCAAGACCTTCCACACACTGACCGCCGAAGGCGCCAGGATCGCCGACGCCGTCGCCGACACACTCGTCGAAGAGCACGATCTGCATCTCGCTTGGATCGGCTCACACGTCGGTGCCACGGCAACGGTTCATTGCACCTGCAAATGGTCCGCCGGTATCCGCTACGGCGAAAACACACAAGCCAATGCCATTCGCGAACACTCCCGCCATTTGCGGGAGATCGGGAAGGCGTGAGTTACGACAACTAAGAGGATAGTGACGTGACGGACCTGACCTACAAACAGCCGATAACGCCGACCCGCTCCTTCAAAGTTGGCGATGTGGTTGATGTGCTCGACCGCGAGCACAAGGTTCTTAGTCAACGAAAAGTGGTCATGGCCTCCGGGCGCATCGTCAAGACTGACTGCGGACGCATTTGGAAACAGAGCGGGTGGTGGATTGGCGATGATGATCGGTCGTGGCCGTTTCCGTCGATCCGGCTTTCCGCTTCCGACGCGCCAGTGACGCCAGACAAGGGAGCCGTTTGATGCCTGACCAAGCACCCAACATCGACATGAGCGGAAGCGGCCGCCTTGTTTACGATAAGGCACGCCGCACCATTGTCCGCGCCAACCCGCTGACTAGCGCGAGCAATTTTCTTGCCTTGTCCGACGCCGGCATGAGTGAAGCCGCCGCGCTGCGTTTCCAGAAGCAGTGGGACGAGAAGTGCGCCGAGGTCGTCGCGGCGCGCGATGCAGCCTTAGAGGAGGCCGCCGCGATGTTGCAGGCGAGCTACCCCGACAATGTCAATACGAATGCTTTCTGCGCCGCTATCCGGTCGCTGAAAGCTGCGCGCTGA